TTTGCAATGTGATGCTGGAAACCTATACGGTTTCTTCATCAAAGGTAACATTCTCGTTACTAACCTTCACTTTTTCCGAAAGCCTATTGCTAACGGAAAGGGTTTCGGTTTTTTCGAAGAAAACGATACCTTCAACATCAGGATTGGCAGTGTGGTCTACACTGAGACTTTCAACAAAGCTAACTTGTTTTTCAGCAAGGAAGGTGAGTTGTTTGACGATGTGGCGGCTTACAAAGTTTCTCCTAAAGTTCCTCTCCGACCGAGCATTCTCAAGTACTTTGCTACTTTGGGCGATGTTGAAAAGACCACCCATCTCCGTGAAGCCTATTTTCTTAGGCCGAATGCGGATGTTGAGTCCCGTCTTTCCCGTCTGTCCAATGTTCAGCATGTTCTTGAACGCGAAGACTGGTCATCCTTTGGCAAGGCTTACGCTAACGACACCTATGTTTCCCAATATCTTTCATATGATGCGAGATCAAAAGGAGACTGTGGTTCCCTCGTCATCCAGCCCTGTGACGGACCACGCAAAATCCTCGGCATGCACATTGCAGGCCGCCGTGATAATGGCGTGGTTTCCGGCATGGGCGCTCTCCTTTGGCGCGAGAAAATGCAAGCCATGATTGCGAGCTTAGAAACTCGCCCTGGCGTGCATAGTCACTGCCAACGCCAATTTGAGGACTTCCCTTTCGAATACGATCCCGATTGTCGGTTTCCCAGTTTCGAAGGCGACTTTGTCCCCATTGGCAAGATCAAGGGTAGCGCTGGAGGTATTGCTAGCAAAAGCAAGCTTACCGACAGTGTTCTTCGTGACGCCGATTTCCTTACGGAATCGCCTTACGAGCCTGCTGTTCTTGGCGGATCTGATCCGCGAAGCAATGGCCACTCTGCCATCGAAATCATCTTCAAGGGTGTTTCTAAAGGCGGTAAACCCATCGTGGACTTTCCTCAAGCCCATGTTGATGCCGCGGTCGCGAATGTCGTTGATGTCATGGAAATGCATCCGACTACGTGTCCCGCTAGACCTCTTTCTCTGGAAGAGTGCATCAATGGCTCTGAGGATTATCCTTGCATCAGCCCCTTGCCCATGAACACGTCTGAAGGCTTCCCTTACAACCTATCGCGCCCTTTTGGCGAGAAAGGTAAGAGGTGGGCTTTTTCCGAGATCACCCTGGAGAAACCTGTGCGAGTTATCACGCATCAGCCTATCCTGGACGATTACAACGAGTATGACGCCATGGTTCGCGAAGGTATTCGCGCTCCATTCGTGTTTTCTTACGTTCTCAAGGATGAAATGCGCCACATTGACAAGATCCATGCTCTTAGCACTCGAGTCATTTGTTGTGCTCCCGTCACCATGACCTTGTTGCTCAAAAAGTACTTCGGTGCTTATGTCAACCATTTCCAGAGTTCTTATTCCAACACGTTTTCGTGCGT